GGATATGCAAACACGGCATATCAGTTAGCAATCGTTTTATTGTCAGCTAGTATCTTGGCAGTTAGTATGCCTTTGTTCTGGGGCTCATTTGTAGTCGCAGGGGCAGGTATATTACTAAGCAGCCAAGGATTGTTACTATGGTTGTAACGTGATTGATCCGGTATCTATCGGGATTGCATTTGCAGGTGCCCAAGCAGCGGTCAAAGGCATTAAAGAAGTCTTGGCCCTGGGTAAAGATGTAAGTGAAATCTCCGATAAGGTACTAGATTTTTTCACCCATCAAACGGTCGTAGAACACGCCGCAAGAAAAGCCCAGTTCGTTGAGCGACAAGCTAAAACCAACACTGGCAAAAAACAAAAGAAATCATTAAACGAACTCACTGCAGAAGCCTTCGATATAGTATATAAAGAAAGGCAACTGCAGAGGGCTCAATATGAATTGTATGAATTGTTTATATGGTCAGGCAATGCTGACGTATGGCATGCTATGATTAAGCAAAGAAACATTCTTCGTAAAGCGCAGGAAGACGCCGAAGCCGAAGAACTACGTCTTCAATTCTTACGTGAGAAAGCATGGATAGAGAAAAAGCAATTCCTAATGGATATGGGAATGTGTGCAATAGCAATTGCGGTAGTAGGACTAATATTCTGGGGATGCGTAGAATATATGCTATACCTAAAACTAGTCCTACCCGCAGGGGCTAAGATAAAATAATTAAACACCTACTACGTTCAGTTGAGAAACGCTAGGTGACATTGTGTCCGGTCCAGATACAATTTGAATACCTGAGCCGAAAATAGAATTGTATTGATTAAAGACATCGTCTGCTAAATCTGCAGACCAAACAATATGCTCATTCTTTACAACAATCTCATGGTCTTTAGCATATCCAGCATAGGGAACTAATGCCATAGAATGCTTGTCAGGTGTAGACTTAGAACTAATCAACATCATAGCACATGGATTCTCTACAAGAATCTCATCGCCTTTTTCTGTAATTTTACCAACGATCTCTTCGCCTGTCACAAGTTTAAAAGCTTTAATCATACAATTCCTTTATATTAATACCAATATCTTATTTTTTGTTTGCGAGCATTATAAGTAATCTCACCCCAAATTATAATGAAGTTCCAAATAGAGGTCAATGCTTTTTTGATCATATCATACCTCTATGTATCAGTAGGGCCATCTTTCTATTTAGATCTGCGTGATCTTTGCAATCAGAAAGATAATGTTCTATTTCACTTTGATAGCTAGGTGTAAATGTTCTTTTAACCCAACCCCAAAAGTCTGTTTTTATAGATGGAACTTCTATGCCGCCGAGTGCATACAAGGCATCGTATTTAGTTTCGTTTAACATATGTTTCCTTTGTCTTGTGGACAGATGGGGGCTAGCGCCCCCATTAATTACAGGTCTCGACCTTGTGGGTCTTCTGTAAGAAGTTGCTGTTTAACTTTTTTAGGTTTGATATCGGAAGTCTCGTCTTTGACTTCGATCTTCTTTGGCTTCTTATGCTCAGGAATAATGCGTTCCAAGAATACACGCAACATGCCATTAATCATAGCTGCGTCTTTAACTTCGACAGTATCTTCCAAAGCAAATGTACGAGTAAATGCTCTGTTAGCAATACCCTTGAATAAGAAGTTTTCATCTTCATTATTCTCTACATTGCCCTTGATAATCATCTTGCCATCTTCAAGAGTGATTTCAATATCCTGCTTAGCAAAACCAGCAACAGCCAATTCGATAACATAAGTGTTCTCGCCGGTTTTCTTGATATTGTATGGAGGATAGTTAGGAATGTTCTTTGTAATTTCATCATGCATTTTAGCAAGACGATTAAATTGATCGTCGAACCCTACAAAGAATTTGTCGATGTCCTTGAATGCTGGACCGAAAGCAATATTGCCTAGTGTTAGACCGTTACCCATAATAACCTCCTTATTGCTTAGCAAATGCTTTTTTGGCGTCGAAGTTATAAGCAGACATACCTACGGTTGTGAGGAAGGTATTTGTTTCTGCGACAACTTTCTTAGCAAAAGCAGCCTGAGCATCTACATAAGTTTGAAGGGGTTTCTTAAGTTCATCGTTGGTGACGAATGTCTTGATGAACTGGGTCTTTGCACCTTGAACGGTGTCGATTGCGTTATTAACAAATGATAGCATAGTTTTCTCCTATTAAAGCGAGTAATTAAAACGTAGATCCCGAAGGCATCTACTAATATCCTGCTTACTGAATACAGGGGCACCATATCGTTGTGCCAGCGTTAGACGCTCCTAAGGTAGTAGAGTCTTTACGTTCCCATCCCGGGGATATAATTATTTAGTGCTAGTAGTTAATTTTTTCTTACCAATATTATACTTTGTTTCCAATTTCCACTCATCTTTTTCCTTGTGAGAAATTACTTTGATTTGTGAAAGAGGAGCATAATCTTGGAATAACTGAGGATTGTTAATTTTAACCAATCCCCAATCTACTAACAATTTTGAAATAGTATTTCTACGTTGTAAATCGTTGTCTGTTAGATCTGCGGACTTACCATCTAGCGCAAATAGTTCTTTAAAATGTACGATAAAATATCTGCCCTGCTTATGCAGAATATGACATGATTGATATAAAATTTTATCTTTTCTAGAGGCCACACCTATTCTAGTTAGGGTTTCTCGTACCTTTAAAAAATCGTCAGGTTCAGACAGTATAACCTCTAAAGGATTATACCCTGGAAAGTTAATGTTGATTATATCAGTACTCATTCCTACCACCTTTTGTTATTCTTTTTTTCATTTCATCTATAATCGACGAATTCAAGAGTGGGAGTACTTGTTTGGCTTTGTCTGTGCTGTAGCCATAGTATTCTTTTACAATCTCCAAATCATCGATTTTCTCAGCCTTGATCCATTTATTAAATCGTTTTCGTGGCCTAATAATATTTATAAGAAATTGAAATTGAAGCATTTTATCCAAATGAGGTCTAGAATTCATCTCATTTGCAGGAATGACGGTATCGTGACCATAGGATAATCCTTTATTAATGATATAGGGATTATACTGTTTCTCAGACCAATCGTCGACTATTAAATTATCCTTACTGTAATGTATTGCGTTAATAAAATCAAAAGGCGATATCGCAGGTGCCTTAAACGACACTTCTTCTATTTTCTTTTCTGGTTCTCCAAACAAACTCATAAGGCCTCTAGATTAAATGCAATTGTTATTCTTTCAACGTCGCTTGTTTTCTTATTTACTTGATGAAAATATTCTGACGGGAACATAATTATATCACCTTTATCCCCACAATACTCAAAGCCATCCTCAAATATAGTCTTTTCTTTCGAATCATTCTTAACATATATTACTCCAGATAGTAATCCTGAATGATTGTGTCTAGGGTTACTATCGCCAATATTTGAATAATTTAACCAAAAATCATATCCATCATAGTGCTTATCTATTTTTCGTAAACCGACTCTTCTTCTCAAGTTACTATAAGAATAATTTCTAGTTTTATTAATAAAATATTCTCCCATATATGTTAAAAATGCAAATATAAAAGAGCCATCTATTAAAGGAGAGGGTACAGATACTTGATATGTGTTTTTTCCATAATTTTTATGCTCACGTAAAAAGGATAATGGGTGATTTTTAATAGCATTGCAATGCTCTACCATACCATCTATTTCACGTATTAATTCAGAATGCAACTTGCCAATTAATATTGGATATTTAAAATTATTTTCGAATTTAAAATCTTTAAATATTTTATCTAGAGCATTTGAAATATTTTGCTCCATCTCTTCTGTTACCGGATCTAACATAGTTTACCTCACCAATGGCGAATCACGCCAGCAATAATAAAAATATTTGTAATAATATAGGACAAAACAATAATAGTGCGAACACCAGCAATTCTATCAGCTTCACAATCCGTTGACCCGCTTTTTTCACCTATTGCCTTTGCCCATATCCTCCACCATTTACTCACATTAACATCCTTACTAAACCTACACTATCAATAGTTGTTAACAGTATATAATTAGCGAGCATCCCAAACGACTTACGAGTCCAAGCGGCCCAAGCATACATAGCACAACCAGCAATCCAAATAGGGTAAAGCGCAAGAAGCGGCGGTGTCGGGACAGTGACAGCCATAGTGATGCTACACCCAATGCTAAAAGCCCAAGCAAGCAACTCAACAGTAAACCTAAAGGGGTTAGAGCGCCAATCATCTTTTATCCAATCAAATATATCACGTAATATATCATTCATTAAACAAGTCCATTGTTTCATTATCCTTGTATAATGCTAATATTGCATGTGCAGTATATTTAACTTGTTCCTCAGTTAATTTTAGATTATATGCTTTATCTAGAATATGTAGTACTTCGTGAACAATTGCGATCTGTTTAGTTTGTTCTGTAGCACCATCATTAATCATGATACGTTGATTGTCAAAATCAGCTAAACCAATATTGCCGCCCATAGCATCGTTACCTAGAAATTCGATAGTGTATGTTACTCCTGCAATCTTAATATATCTCATTTGAACTCCATAGATGCCATAATCTCTGTAAGACATGCCACCAAATTAATTTCTTGATCTGCACAGAAAGCAGATTTATATTGATAGTCTGCAAGCAACAATACTAGTTGTGGTACTTGTTTGACATGCTCGGGTAATACCTCATAGATTTTTCTGAAGATTGTCTGAGGATCGTTGTCAATATTATTAACAACCCAGGTACGCATCTTTTTCCAATCACCCTCTCTTAGACAAGAGACAAGTTCTTGCATATTGGATTCACCTAGGTTAACAAAGATACCCTCGTCAATTCTACCCGAAGAACTATAACGCTGAAGCTCATTAAGAATACGACGATAGTCAGGAAAGTGTTTATTGATTACACCGCTGATAACCTTTTTATCTGCCTCGATCTTTTCTATCTTAAGAATCTCGCATACCCGTTTCATAAACGCTGCAGCAATTGCAGGCTTTTCTGTCTTAGGTAATTTAAATTCTACAACCGCAGTTCTAGAATGCAGAGGAGGAATGATACGATTCTTAAAGTTACAAGTAAGAATAAATCTACAGTTTGATGAAAACTCTTCGATAAATGCTCTTAGTGCAGGTTGTGTAGAGTTTGGATTTAGATAATCTGCCTCATCTAAAATAACAACCTTTGGTTTGCCACTAAAAGAAACCGTAGATGCAAACTGCTTGATCTTTGTGCGAAGAACATCAATGCCTGATTCTTCAGATCCGTTAATGATAATATAATCTGTTTGTAGTTCTTCACACAATGCTCGGGCAACAGTTGTCTTACCCATACCTGCACCTCCACACAAAAGCATATTCTGAATCTCACCCTTTGTGAGCATTTCTTGGAATATAGTCTTTTGATCTGCAGGAAGAATACAATCCTCTAGTTTGCGGGGGCGATATTTCTCAACCCACAAAAATTCATTTTCACGATAATCCATAATAACCTCATATTACATTTTGCGCCAAGTATCATTTTCTTTGACATATAGTTTACCATCTGGCCCTGGTACAATTCTTACAGAAACATCTTTTTCTGTTCCAGGTTTATATTGTTTACTATTACTTAAAACAATATAAGGGTTGCCATTAAAACTATATGTAGGTGGAGGAAGTTCTTCACCATACTTAGCAGTCAACATAAGAACGGGTTTACCTTCAAGTTGTTTTTCCAATTCTTTAGTTGGAATCTCATCTTGCTTATAAACAATCCGTTCTTTTACTTCTTTATATCCCTGAACACCTGCACCTAAAAGACCTAGTATACCTAGGCTCTTAACGAAGGTTCTGCGAGAGGTATCGTTCATACTACAGAATCAGGTTCCATTGCGATAAAGTATTCCATTGGCTTAGTCGCATTCTTGAAGAAAAATGCTTTCTTCTTAGAGATAGTTACATTATAAGCGTCGGGAACAACTTTAAAATTCTCTACTGCCATATGACATTCAAAGTCTTCAGTTGTAGAATCGCCAATTACTTTGCGATAAGAATTTGCTGTATCGTTTTTCTTATCACCGATAACTACAGTAACCTTACCTTTAGCAGAGATAACGGAGATTGTAGGTGCTGCCGTAATCGCCGCTGCCTTCATAATCATGTTAACATCTTCAGCTGTAAGATCAAACTTATAATATTCATCAATCTCGATGTTCTTATCTGGTGCTGCTACAATAACACTGGGGCTAGAATAGAAGTACTCAAACTTACCATTATCTTTAGATATGGTTAAACTCTTTTCACCAAACTCTACATTTTGGTTTTCCATCAAGGTTAGCAAAGCCAACAATGAGTTCAAATCATATACTGCGACTTCCTCAGGAAAGTCTTCTGCTACAGTAGCCTTAGCAAAGATGTTCTTTGCGGTACTAATAGTGGAAAGAGTCTTGCCCTTGCGGATTAGAATGTTGCTGTTTATTGCAGCAAAGTTCTTCAATACGTCAATTGTTTCTTTACAAATTTGCATAATATTTCCTTATTAATCATCAAAACGATCATCCAGATGCTGTAGGTCTTCAATATCAGGAACTGCGTGTTGCTGTTCTGTGTCATGAACATAAAGCATCATTAAAGCATAGTGTAACACCTTTAGTATGTCTTGTCTATTCCTTCCGGCTTTCTTTCCGTACCTTTGAACATATTTCATGACATTGCCTGCGGTAAAGCCTATACCGTGCCCGCTGTCAATAATAAATTCTGTAGCTTGGAATTTATTTAAAGAATAGTGTTCATTATATGTCTTGTCAATATACTCTTTAAATTCTTTTATAAGAGCATCCTCATTGTATTTGTAATCAATCATTTTACACCTCAAATTGTTTCATGTGTTCATATAATCTATTTTTCCAATAACCAACAGTTACCACATCACGATTTAGTTTATGCTGAGGTAACTTATTATAGTCCTTTGCCTCTTCCCAGTCATTGACTATAATGCCTCCCATTTCCTTATATACAGGATCAAGGTCGGAAGTCTTAACAATAGGTATGCTATTACATACTATTGATTCTACAAACCTATGGGAATCTAAAGCGTTTCCTCTAGGGCAGATAGAATACTTTGAAATAGATAGAATAGTTAAAAACTCTGTATAATCCATTCTATCTTTTAAATTTAAAATACCTGTTCCATAAAAGTTATCTAGATCGTGTCTGCTGCCATGTGTGATACCAAAAGGAGTAACTGCTATAGGAATAAGTTTAGCTTCAGGCAAATCAATATAGTCGGTAAAACTATTAGGTCTTTTAGGTCCTAGTTCTGTAAATCCCATAGGTATTTGTAGAAAGCGTTCGTCAATCTTCGGAAAGTTATGACCAGTCCAAGTGACGAACTGTGTTTTCATAACGCCATTGATTATGGCGGGAGACAAAAGCTTATCAGCATTACCTGTTAACAAATGAAAAGGTACATCTATTCCTTGTAACATTGGCAATGATGCTTCTAATAGATCAGCATTTACAAATATAATTTGATACGGTTCCACCTTACCCAAACCTACTGACTTTTTATGTTGGCATTGTACTCCCCAGCCTTCATAGTAAGCTGGGGAATGATCTATAATATGCTCTGCCAGTGCAGGTAAACTATTGTATCTGATATACTCAAAATTACCGTCTGGTTTATAAAAGTGTTCCATCAGTATCTAGATTTACGTTCAACAATAATTGCAGGTCTTCCGCTGAATCTTGCCTTCTTGTATGCTTCTTCAAAATCATTTCCGGTAACAGGATCATATACGGGAATACTAACAGCAGCTCTAAACATATTAGTAAAGTCTTGAGTATGTGTAATACCTGAATAGAAAGGACCTGCGTCTGCAGTAACTGCTCTAACAATTACAGGGACCTTATATTCACCGTGAGAGATTCTTTCAATCTTATCAATATGGTTTACAATAGCATCCATTGCAACTAGAATAAAATCATGCCGCTCGATGTACAGAACAGGTTTGAATCCCTCAAAGCTCATACCGATACAAAGACCTGCCATGAGGTTTTCTGCAACAGGTGTTTCTAGCTTTTGATTGTCAGGGACATTTTTCAGTGTTCCCATTGCGTTACCGCCAGGAGCATTGTTAACATTATAACCAACAAAGATTGTCCCTTCGTTTCCTAGATCTGTCATAACCTTTGTTGCTGCTTCTTTGTAGCTTAGGTTAGACAGTTCAAAATCAGGATATGAGATTTCAGGCAGTTTCGGGAAATACTCATCATCCGTTTTCTTAACTGCTTTAGACAGATCAATCATACCAGGTTTTCTAGCATGAGGATATGTGATGTTGTAATGATACTTAACAACTGAAGGAGAATTCCAAACATAGTCTGCTTGCTTACCCCAACGCTCTTCATTAGATGCTTCCACAGAGCGATTGTTATTTTCAATAACAAATTTACAAGGCAAGTCCCAACCATCCACATAACGAATTGCTTCATAGGTATGACCATTATCTTCTGTACCGTCGCCGATGAAACACCAAACCTTTTGTGTTGATCCTTTGCGCTTTAATGCCCAAGCAATACCTGCAGCAATAGCAGGTGTACCACCGATAATTGCAGAACAGAAGAAGTTACGTTCACGATCATAGATAAACATACTACGACCATTTAGAATTCTATCTTCTACAACCTCAGGAGGAATTCCATGCAATAGTGCATGATAGTGACTACGATGGTTAGAAATAACATAGTCGCCTTCTTTAATATCTTTAAAAATTTCTATTAGCTCTTTTTCATTTCCGCCCGATAGATGGAATAGAAAAGGTAATTTATTGTCCTCAAAGTTAATAATAATTCTTCCTGTCTTGTTAGCTCGCATTAAATCAAACCCCTTATTAATTTCATCTAATTTAATAGTATGAGTAATTAATTTATTTGCTAGCTCAAAATGCTTTTCTAAATAAAATATAATGTCGCCCATATCTCTGTCAGGATTAAAGTCTCCACCGTCGGAACTGAAGATCTTCTTACCATCAAAAAATGCAAGAGGGTTATTAAGTGTAAGTGTTTGTCCTACTCTTGGCTGACCTACTAATATCAAAGAACCATTCTTATCTAATAGGTTAAACAGTTTAGATATAACATCTACGCTTCCGGTAGTATCAATACAATGGTCAACCTTAGAATGTTCTTCTAAAATTTTAGTATATTTTTCTATTGATTCAAATTTTGCGCCGAACGTTTCTGCAATATCTCTCTTCTCCTCATCCAAATCAATTAGAGTACAGGAAACATTAAATACTTTTAACCAAAATGCAATAGATAATCCAAGACCGCCTGCGCCTGTAATAAGAACTTTGCCTTTATAATTAATGTTATTCTTTACGATACCATATGCAGTAGATAAAGCGCATCCTGTTAAAGGATATAGATTAGCAAGTTTCTTAGTATAATCTACAGGTGTAACTCTATTTTCTGCAACAATAGTTTGTTCTGCGAATGTTGTTACTGGACCTGAACCTACAATGCCGAGATCAGAAAAGTATTTGCCGCCAAAGCAATCACACCCTTTACCCTTTCTCCAATGTAGGACAACATAATCACCTTTTTTAACTTTGGTTACTTTATCACCTACAGATATTACTTTACCGAAACCTTCGTGTCCCATAAAATGAGGAAGATACTTATCAATACCTTTAACTGCAGTAATCTCATTTAGTTGTGCTCCGCATAGTCCTGCGGATATCATCTTAACAAGAACTTGGCCTTCACCTGGTTCTTCTGCTTTGAATGTTTCAACACTTAATGGTTTAAAGTGTTCTCGTAATACTGCTGCTTTAAAATTTTCCATGTTACCTCAACCAAATAGATCTTCTTTTTTTGCCCTATATTGTATTCCTGATGATACAAATTTTGCTGCTAGTTTATTTGCAAACACAACAGCTGATTCAAAACTATAACCTTCAGATAAACAATAACTTAAAACTGCAAGAACAGAATCACCTGCCCCGCTTAATTCTTTAGCTTCTACTTTCTCTGCTTTATAATGAACTAATTTGTTCTGTATGTTATAAGCAAAAATACCTTCATTACCTGCGGTGATAACAATATTGGAAATGTTTAGTTTTTCGCAAATAACACCACACGCATCTTCCATGCTACAATCTGGAGCATATCGCAGTCTAATCTTTTCAAACTCATATTTGTTTGGTTTAATAATAGTAGCATTTCTAAACCAACTTAGATCATCTCGCTTAGTATCAACGAATACAGGAATGCTTTTACTGTTAGCGATTTCAATAACCTTCTCAGCAAGATTCTTAGTAATAACACCCTTCTTATAATCAATCAAAAGAATAGCATCGAACTCCTCAGGATTATTTAAGAACTGCACAATGCTTTGCTGATTATTTTCAGAGATATCTTTTACCGTTTCATAATCAAATCTTAGTAAATGCGTATTCTTATACTCAGAAATAAGTCTGGTCTTTACCGATGTATGTCTTTCTAATTCAGCTAATAGCAATAGACTTGTATTGGGATGAAACTTATCATTAAATGTAGGATAGATATCTTCAAAGTCTTTGCCTACAACACTTGCGAAATTACATTGATGTCCTAAATGAGCAATATGTGCTGCGACATTATATGCTCCACCGAGCATATCAATTTCTTTATCTACATCTAATACCAAGGTAGGTGCTTCTGCAGAAATTCTATTAGCGTGACCGTAGATAAATCTATCTAATATTAGATCACCGATAACCAAATGCTTTTTAGTAGTCAATTAAAGTCCAATCCCAATGTGTGTCAACGGTGTGATAATCTTGCCGTACATTATGAAAATATAATTTACAATTATAATTAAACTTCTTTATTCTGTCAATAAGGTGAAATGGTCCAGTGCCAACACTATGTATCTCTTTTGCATTTTTAATTACATCCAGCCAATCAAAAATACCTAATCCTAAATTAGCATCATACATTTTTAATTGAGGTAAATCAGTATCTATCTTTAGATCATAAGAACCATAAGAATTAGTGTTTATAACTAGAGCATAATCTTTATTCTCTAGTGAATCATATAATTGCTTGGATTGGGGAGTAGATTGAAAATCAGGAAATCTTTCCCAGCTTGACTGATAGGGAACTGATACTTGTTCAAAGAAATGTTTATAATGAAAAGGATTTTGAATATTGTTAAATCCTATTTGGATTATGTCAACATTATTTTGCTGACCATAATTTAAAACAGTTGCTAATTCTGAGCCAATATTATTGTCAGGGACTGCCATTGATAAAAGAACTATCTTTGTTTCGCTGGAATAAAGATGCTTTAAAGAATTAACATACTTTTCTTTGCAAGGCACAATAACAGTATGAGCAACACTATCAAGTACTGCCTTAACTATACTATAGCAACAAATCATATCACCTAACCCTAAATGAGTTAGAACAATAATCTTATCACGCATTCTTCTTTCTCCAAGGATAGTTACCGTTAGGATATCTATTCTGTGTTTGTTGATTGCCCCAAAGGAAGAAATTAGCCTGCACTGAATCTGCTCTATTGCCTACTCTATAATTCAATGTATACTCGCCATTGGTGTCATACTTAAAATCATACTGCAATAGAGTTTGCATCATTGCTCTATCTACTTCAGGTTGATCGTCAGGATGCCTTGCACGTCTATACCAAATAGGAGCAAGTTGAACAGCAAGAGGTGTAGGTAAGAAGTATGCGCCTACGTCGACAAATAGTTCTTTGTCACTAATACAAGTAGGCCACAAGCCTAGATTTTCACAATCATCATTGCAGATGAAGTTGTCATCTTTGTCTACAATTTTTCTAAGTGAAAATGCCCAATCATTATTTTCCGCAACATTAATAAGAGATTCTACATGGTTAGGATCAATCCAATTGTCTTCATCTAGAAACATTACATAATCACTATTACAGAGAAAAGATAATCCTCCGTAAATTCTATGACCATTATACTGACTATGCCCCGTATTTTCAGGCAAAGTTAAAACAGTTGCACCCGGGGAAAAGAATAGACTAGATGTAACTTTTGCTACAAACTGTGGCCCATCTACAACCACAAGATGTTTTACATTATCGTATGTCTGATTCTTAACAGATTCTAAATTCTTAGCTAGATAATCTGCACCTGTTGTCGGTGTAATAATTGTAACGCTTTTACTCAAGATAATGCTCCATCATATACCGGCATTTCATTTGCATCATATGTCTGACCTATAAAGTCTTTGCCAATGTCTTTATAAGAATCCCTCATCCATATCGTTTCTTTAAGACCATATTCACTTGCATTATTGCGTAGTTGAGGCCAAACATCATCTCTCAAGTAATATTGATCCATTAAGTATTGATGTGTTCCCCAATACCTAGGCATCTTCTTATGTAGTGATTCACATAGACCATCTTTTATTCCCCACATACCTGCAAGTATAGGAAACTCATAATGATTTATATGGTCTCGAATTACGCATAGTTTAGTGTCTTTCTTTAGCCAGTCATCTACTATAACTGCTTCTCTATTAGATAATCTAGAATCAGTATCACGTGACAATACTATAGTATCCTTTTGCATTGAGAAGAATCTCCAGAATGCACCAAAGATACTTTCATCTGCGATCTTAATAGTCTTAGAATTACTAAAGGCATCTAAAGCCTTGATGTAGGATAAGGGGACACTACTGTCATGGTAAAACCAGCATTCCCAATCTGGAAAATGAACCTGAGCAAGCTGCGCATTTCTAATTGCGCCTACACAATACTTAGGATCGTTTCCCCATAAACTAAATGCAATAATCTTTTTCATTTATAGTAACTGGCTAATTTTTCTCGGTGACCCTTAATATAACCAAATGCTTGTTTTAAGTCTACAGGCAATGAATTAAACAGATCCCACATTTCTCTTTCTGCTTGATCTGTATTATAATTAGTTCCTCTAGGATGTTCAATAGTGTGAGCATAATCTCGGACAACTGGTCTTTGATGTATGAAACAAAGTGCAGGAAATACTATATCCCAGCACCAGCCCATTTTATACTTACCAAAATCTAGCTTTAACTCTTTGTACCAATTAATAACATCTTTATGGATGAACCAGCAAGTGCAATCTGTGTTAGCAACAATCTTAAGTTGGTCTACAGGAAAGTCTATAGAATGAATATCAGTTCTTGTAGAATCGTACCAGGTATAATCTACGTTAGGTGCATAGATTCCCCAGTCTGTTATCTCATAATATTTTTTAGCGTCCTCATATAATTGTCTCCAATTATCATACGATGCATCACCTTGAATATGGAACAGTACATCGCCATCGAATAACTCGATAGCTTTTAGAAACTGAGCAGTGAAATAACTTTCCTCTCCAATATTATGCCAACGATCCTCTTTGTTCTCATCGTCACTATTAATTACTATTGGTGTTACACCTATAGCATTTAATTGCATTTCTTTTTCGATAGTCTTCTCGTACTGTCCTCTCCAATTGAATATGAATGTTTGTATCTTCATTATTCTCTGGCATCAATTCTATTATAAACAACTGCGTCAAACCAATTTAAGAAATTATTCAATAGCATATAATCTTTAGGAACATTGCTTGATAATTTAGGAGCGGCTAGCAATCTATTATAAAGATCTTCATTGGAATCAAGCAACATTACATAATCAACAACTTGATCCATGTTATCGAAGTCATGAACATTAACAAATGCTTGATGGTTAAAGTCTGCATTGATTGTAGGACTTCCCCAGTAAATAGGAACAGTCTGCGCATAGAATGCATGTAGAATCTTCTCAGTTACATAACCGGGATGTGAACCTGATTCAAAACAAATATTAAATTTGCGCTTAGCAAGGAAATCGATCTTTGCTTGTTCGCCATCTAATTTTGCACTGACGTTGTTATATAATTTACCTGCACTGTTAACAGGCTTAATGGCATGCAACTTCTTAAAGAAGTCATTACGTTCTTGGCATCCGGGATTTGATACTACGAAAGAACAAAAGTCTGTTTTAAGTTGTGGGTTGTGCTCACCTAGAATATGATAGAAACCATAATTTAAGTTATGAATATTTTCCAATGCCCACATATACACAACAAATAGTGGCAAACGATAATGCCAATTGCTGTAGACATGGTCAAATGTTATTGCATAATGACAATCATAATCTGCAGGACGACGATTCTCTCCAGTATAAAAAATCTTTACGCAATCCTTTTTAGAGAATTTTTTATTAGTTGTGCCAAAATTGTCATCGCCGAAAATTAGATAATCGGGATTGTCGTTATCAATCTCTACATCATATCTGTTAGCAAGTAAACTGTAAAAGAATTGTGCAAGATGTTCGTGCGTATCAGCAAATCCTAGTTTCAATTTTTTCATAGACTCTCCGCCAAACTATGTAAAGAATTATTAATGTTTGCAATATCGTCAGCCGTTAGATTGTTTAGATCTCCTTTAGCTGGACCTTCAACAGGCTGAATCTTATAAGAAGCCTTTAATGACAAACCATTTGACATTGTTTCGGTCAATGGCTTACCAATGCCCCAGCTTACATTATAGGAAAGAAACTTCTTTTTAGGATCCATATAGTTGTTATATGTTTCGCAGAATACATATGGGCCAGAATTCTTGCCGACAATAGCATCACAATTTTCACTTAGATAAGAAATCTCTTGAACATCGCAGTTATTAACTTCTCGATCTTCCCAAGGTGCACGCTTATCTACTACTTCGGTGTCACCTACAATATCATCAGTGAATTTAATATTAGGTCTATCTGTACTAAACTTCTCAGTCATAATAAAATGAATGCTTGGAAACTCTTCTGATAGAGGTTCTACAAACTGTTTCATATTATCAGCAAAGGACTGTCCTGATTTAGGTGCACCATTACAGATTAGAATCTTTTTAAACTCTTTATTTTCTTTAAGATAGCTATCAATATTAGATACATTGAATACTGTAAAATCAATCTTAGGAAGATAATCTTCTTTACGTTGGCTTAGTTTAATATCTGTCTCAAAACATTCATTGATTGTCTGATAAATCTTTTCCCACTGATGCCATAGCGAGTTCATATTAATACCGCCATGTGCACAGAAAATATCCCAGAAGCATCCGATCCATGTATTAACATACAACGTATCTTCTGTCTGATAGAAAGGGGTCTTAGGATCTAGATTACTAGGTTCACCTACCAAAGGAATATCAATGTCTCGTGTCAGCTTAGGATGGTTAAAATGCATGTATTCAAATTCAACGCCCTGTGGTCCGAGAACTTGTTTTAGTTGCTTAGCAAACTCTTTGTGTGTTAGCAAATCACCTCGATGATAATGATTAAAGAATACTATTTTAGCCATTGTCTATTCCTTTGTATAATTTTACTGAATCTTCACGTAATGATCTATTGCGCTTAATCGCATCATCTACCATTAGGTTAATTGCTTGAACGTAGCGAGGACGTTTTACTTTAAAGCAAATATCTACTTTGCGCTTTAGGTCAGCTAGTTCTTCATCCGTTTTAGCTACCTGACAAGCATCTTCCAACATCCACATTCTAATATGAATAATTGCTAGCTTCTCAATAACTTCTGCTAGGTTATCTGTTTCTACATATGTAGAGTCAGGCATATCGCCCTCAGCTAATACTCTATCTACAGTTTGTTTAATAATTGATTCTATACTATCACCGAAATTTGTCATTTATTGCCCCTACGACTGTATCTAAAAATTCCATATCCTTAACAGTAACAAAATGATTGTTACCGATATAAACACCCTGTCGCTGAACTATGTCTGCGTTAGTATCTTCTTTTTCTGTTTCTATACTATAATCTCTTAAGAATGGTTGAGCCAGAAGATTGCCCGCAACAACTGGTCTATACTCAATACCATACTTAACAAATTCTTCCTTCATTGCAAGCATAATTTCTTTTGACTTGCAGATAAAGGGAAAACAGAAACTACTATTAGTTCCAGGATTTTTAATATTATAAAATAGATTAGGATATTTGTCTATAATTTCTTTAAATAATCTATGATTTCTATTACGAATAAAAATCATATCATCCAATCTTTTCAATTGCGACAATCCAAGCACGGCACATATCTCATGGTTTCTAAAATTGTAACCATCAGTAACAAATAAGAATTGCTTATCTATTTCAGGATATAGGTTTGCGTAATCTTGAAACTTGATAGACTCTCTTGCCATACCATGACTTCTTTTCATTTTCATGATGTCATAGAGATCTGTATCATTTGTAGAAACCATTCCGCCCTCAATTGTAGACATATGGTGTCCAAAATAAAAGCTAAATGTTCCGCCTAAACTATCTGAACCTCTTTTAACACCGTCATAATCAGTACAACCATGCGATTCGCATACATCATCTATCATTAAAGCATCAGGGAATATTTTTCGAAGCTGTTCATTAGGAGCAGAAAAGCCAAGTAGATGTGTTACGAATATCATCTTTATATCGTGATGTTTCGCAATATTTCTAGCTTCTTCAATATCGAAACTAAAATCATCTAAATTAATATCGCAGAATACTGGTTCAAGCCCTAATTGTATAATAGGAGCAACATTGGTCATCCAGGTGCAAGCAGGTAACAATACCTTATCACCTCGCTTTAGATTATATAATTCCATGACAGCAGCAACCAATAAAAAGTTTGCTGTACTGCCAGAAGAAACAAATAGTGAATGCTTAGCGCCTAGCCAATTACTCCATTCTTTTTCAAATTCTTTTACCTTATCACCGAAGGTAAACTTCTTTGCCGTTAAGGCAAAATGAGCCATTTTAAGTCTGTCGGTAAAGGTGATTGTCTCACCCATTAAAGGCCATCTGCTCATAGTACATGTTCCTTTTTATACCAATCAATTGTTCGCTTTAGGCCTTCGTCAAAATTAACCTTAGCAGACCAACCAAGAGCTTTTAGTTTACTGTTGTCCATTTTGCGTCTAGGAGTACCGTTAGGCTTATCGGTGTTCCATACAACCTTGCCGGTAAAACCAAATTCTTTAGTTAACTTATTGACCAAGTCTTTAATTGTAAGTTCTTCATCGCTACCTACATTAAGGAATTCTTTTTCGTTGTAGTTTTGCATTAGCCAAAAGCAAGCGTCTGCTAAATCATCTACATATAAAAACTCTCGTGTAGGAGTACCATCGCCCCAGCATTCAATACTATCTTCACCATTCTTCATAGCATTGTGCATTTTGTTAATAATACCAGGTATTACATGGCCGTGTTCTGGAATGAAGTTATCATTCGGGCCATACAGGTTTGCGGGCATACAACTAATTGCGTTAAATCCATACTGGCGTCTGTAATATTCACACATTCTTAAACCAGTAATTTTCGCTAATGCGTACCCCTCATTCGTAGGCTCAAGTGGAGCAGTAAGAAGATATTCTTCCTTAATAGGTTGAGGGGTAACCTTGGGATAGATGCAGGCTGAACCTAGAAACAATAACTTCTTGGCTCCGTTTCTATAAGCTGCATCTATAACGTTCGTTTGAATTTGTAGATTGTCGTAAATAAATTCGCCAGGATTAGTCCAGTTCCAATTGATGCCGCCGACTTTAGCTGCAGCTAAAAATACATATTCAGGAAGTTCTGTACTAAAGAAGTTTTTAACTGCACGCTGGTCTCGCAAATCCAATTCACCTTTTGATCTGAGAATAAGATTTGTATATCCTTCTGCATTTAGTTATCTAACTATAGCAGAACCCACAAGACCATTGTGACCGGCAACAAAAATTTTACTGTTCTTTTCCATTTTATCCTCAATCGAAATTCATGCACATATCTCTTACGAGATCGTCAAAGGAATGCTTAGGCTTCCAACCTAGGACACTCCTAGCTTTTGACGAATCGCCTAAAAGAGTTTCTACTTCAGCAGGACGGAAGTACTTAGGATCAACACGGACAATAACCTTGCCGCTACCTGTATCAATACCTACCTCATCCAAACCTTGTCCTTCCCAACGAATTTTTAATCCGTAGTATGGAGCACAACGCTCAACAAATTCTCTAACAGAATATTGTTCACCTGTAGCAATAACATAATCTTCAGGCTTATCCTGTTGTAGCATCAACCACATTGCTTCAACGTAGTCTTTAGCGTGACCCCAGTCACGCAGAGAATTTAGATTGCCGAGATATAAACAATCTTGTCTACCAGCACTAACTGCTTCTAAACCATTAACAATTTTCTTAGTGACAAAGTTATGTCCTCGGCGAGGTGACTCGTGATTAAATAGAATGCCTGAGCAGGCAAACATATTATAAGATTCACGATAGTTCTTAACGATCCAATATCCATAGAGCTTTGCTACGCCATAAGGAGATCTAGGATAAAAAGGCGTTGTTTCTTTTTGTGGGATTTCCTGAACCAAACCATATAGTTCAGATGTAGATGCCTGATAGATTTTTACACTATGTTGCATATCCAAAAGACGTACAACCTCAAGAATTTTAAGTGTACCTAATGCATCAACCATGCCTGTATATTCAGGAGTTTCAAATGAAACAGCAACATGACTTTGTGCTGCCAAATTATAAATTTCCTGTGGCTTATATTTTTTGATGATGTTCATTAAAGATAGAGAATCAGTTACATCACCATAATGTAATTTTAATTTAGGATTGCTGTAGATGTGATCTATACGCTTAGTATTAATAGACGAGCTTCTACGAATGATACCATGTACCATGTAACCTTTTTCGAGAAGTAGCTCTGCAAGATAAGAACCGTCTTGTCCGGTAATGCCCGTAATAAGGGCAACTTTGTTTGACATATTATAGTCTCCTGAATGATATATCTTCGCTGTAATTAATAACCTTGTCGACGGATTCCTGCGTGTAACGCCATTCACCTACTCTAATATATTTATTGCCGTCGACGTCCATCATATTCACTTCAAGATGCTCTTTTAACATCTCCGGATTCAGTGTGTTCTTCAGATAAAGATTGGTGCAGTATAATCGTTTAATATTCCTAGAACAAAATGCTGCCGAAATAGCAAATGTGCCTACACCCGATGTTGCAATATTTTGAGCACGCAACAGAAGCTCATAAGTCTGTTCTAAAGAAAGTACATTAACATTTATGCCATGTTGCTTTAATGCATATGCGATAGGGTTAGTTGCATCCTCAGAAACAAATATAACATTGCCATTGAATTGTCTATACACTTCCATATAGAACATAAAAGGATTCTGTGCATAAGCAGGATGTGTAGAGTGAGAATATACATCACCTGCTCTAATATGTGCCACACAAGTTTGATATGGCAAAGGGTCATTCAAATTGTTTTGATTGACCTTAATATTCTTTAGTATGTAATTCTCGCAGATATACTTACGATCACGGTTCAACTTTTCTATGTCAGTCGTAAAGTCTGAGTATTCTGGTTCAAAGTGATAGAACCAGTTGTTACTGCCTGCAGGAATTTTATATTGATTGTCACCGAAGAATATATCAATGCGCTTAATCATAGGCTGTTCTGGAGATGTAAAGTGAATTCCATTCTCTCTACAATAAAATATCCCATTGGATATCTGCTGTATGTTATTGCCTAGTCTGCCATACCATCTAGGAATAAATTCGTCGTGCGTTATTTCATTAGTGTGCATACAAAGGTGTAGGGCGCCGAAGCGCCCTGTCCTATTTAAAAATTGTTAAAACGGAATTTCCTCATCATGGGGATGAGCCGCCTTTACGTCTGAAGTCGATTCAGTAACATTCATTTTATTATACAAATCCAAGAATGCTGTCTTAGTATCTTCGTCAAATCGATTGATACAGTATTGAATTGCCTGCAAGCGATCATTAAAAATCGAATATGCTTGAACAATATTCACAAGACGTCGAGTACTGATAATTTCATCAACGCCACCTTCTTCGAAGGTTTTACGAATGATGTCAGCCCAAGCAATAAGCTTATCTGCAAAATCCGAATCTAGCTTACCATAGGCTTCCATTTTATTGAGAACAATCTTTTTCTCAATTGCAACTGAAGGATACTCTTGTTCCACAGTAATTGAGAAACGTTCCAGGAATGCCTCATCCAAAATCTGTGCTGCAATAAACCGACCATCTTCTGTACCACGACCCTTAGTGTTAGCAGTTGCAATAACATTAAAGCCGGGAGCAGGATGAATAACTTCGCCAGTTTTCTTATTGAAATATGGCTTGCCTTCTAACACACTCTGCAAGCACATCAATTTATTTGAACCACGATCAATTTCGTCAATCAAAAGAATTGCGCCTCGTCGCATTGCTGTAAGAACAGGACCTTCACGATAAACAATGTTACCATCCTGCAAAGTGTTACCACCAATTAGATCTTCTTCATCTGTTTCAATACTAATATTAACACGAATACACTCACGCTTAGCCTTAGCACAAACTTGTTCAACCATTGTGGTCTTGCCGTTACCCGACAATCCAGTAACAAAGGTTGAGAAAAAGATTTTAGACTTGATGATCTGTTCCAACGGCTTAAAGAAGCCAAAAGGAACATACGTCACATCCTTGTCAGGAACAGTATTGTCAATGTCGACGACAAGTCGTTTGGGTTTCATTGTCGTAGTATTTTGCATAGCCGGGAGAAGTTCTTCCATAGTATCATTCACCGTTTCTTTTCCACCATAAAACCAATCCAAATTGTAAATCTTTCCTACCTTGATATCTTTACACGATACCAAAAAGTGAGGGTTAGGAAGATTACGCTCATCACAAAATTCAAGAATTTGATCTTTGATAACCTGATTACCAAAATGCTCAATCAGTTTAGAGATCAATTCCTTACGCTGTTCTGCAGAGTAATGGGACTTAGACATAATATAAAACTCCAGGTTGAGGACAAATCATAATTAATTATAACACCTTTTTCGATCCGTGTCAAGAGATTTTTTCCACAAATCTATTCAAAAGCACACGGTTTACAATCTTGCCCTTTTGCATTTTCAAAAAAGCTCGTTTGATTTCGTTTTTAGATGCACCGTCATTGACATCAAGAACATCTTCTTCAATTCTAAGATCTTCACCTCCAGGAATAATGTAATAGTCATCATAGCCAACATCATTAAGCATAAAGAACTTATTCTTACGGAAATTCTTCAGTGTTTCATCTAGATTAATAATAGGACATCCGCTGTCATCAGCTTTCTTCTGAATTGCTCGCTTAGGACTATAAGTACCAATTAAGAAAAATCCAATTACATTACTTTTGGTCTTTGCTTTGAGTAAACGCAAAAGAGCAATCGTAATAGGAGTTCGAGGAGAGGATTTGCCTGTAAGGTTTGTTTCTGCATCTCGAACCACGATGTTGATATCTCGTTCACCATAAGGAGCAATCCTTCGAATAGCGCCATCATCAACCTTGTCAGGCGATTCGTTACCATCACCGTCAGTTAAAAATACAGTGTTTACTACATCTAGCCGATACTGCTCTTTGAATTCTTTTACAATATCAATTGAAGATATCACTGCTTCATTCAAAGGAGTGCCGTTTAGACTTTCATAACTAGAATTTCTAAAATGATACAAATCATTAGGAATTTTGTTTTCTACTTTCCTAAAACTGTAACTAGTATTTTGCATCAGATTAGCTACAAGCAACCAATACTTTGCAGCGTTCTTAAATTCAATACCAGTCATTTCACTAGACAAATATTCTCGCAGTTTAAAATGACTCGACGTAAGGTAAAGCTCATTATTATTTTCTGAGAACTTTGCATATTTCTCATGCACTTTATTGCTTCGAGCATATCTATAATATGAAGTCATATATTGTTCATACTCTAATACATCATTGTATCCAAGTTCTTTTGCAGCTGTTTCTGGCGACACAGTAAGATCAGTAAAGGCATATACTCGGAAAGGAATATTTACCTTTCTGCAGAATGTAGCAAGGATTAGAGTTTGCTCAACCGTAGCCACAATATTGTCAGTCATTGATCCTGAGTAATCAATAAACATTACCAAACCATGCGATTTACCATTCGGAACAACCGTCATACGTTTGAACAAGTCTTCGTTGATCCTATATGAATATGCTTTCTTAATATCTAGTTGACCTGTCTTAGAAATGCTTGCACGGGCAAATTGCCTTGCATTACGACGCATCTCAAATTCTTTAACCAAATAAGAAATATACTTTTTATTCGTATCCAAGAATCTTTTCATCAGAGCAGTCTTACCATTCTCAATGATGTTAGCTGCTTCGTCATCTCTATACATTTCAACAGGGTAGCGGAAATTATTGTAGTTGAATTTCAAATTCTTATAAGGAACAATGATGTTCCTTAGATTAGCTTTTGGACAATCTACATAATGATATGGCTTAACAGAATCATCAATCAATTCTTTTTCGCGGCTCCTAAAGTTTCGATCAGTGATAGATTCGGGGTCATCTGCTTCGCCGTCAAAATTCTCATATTTCTTTCGCTTACCTTCATCCCCATTTTCTGTAGAGTCGTCATCTTCAGCATCGAGATCGTCATCCCAATCATCTTCATATTCATTTAAATACTCATCAAATTCAAAATCCTGCATTAGTTGTTCAAATTTTGAGAGTTCATCTTTGCGAGCATTATAAAGCTCGGTTGCCATCTTAACTACTTCATCCCAGGAAAAAACTTTGTCCAAACGATCGATGATAGCTTGTTCTTTGTCTGTGAACTGAATGTTTAGATACGAACCAACCTTAAAATGCAGGTTGATTCGATCAATGAATGGCAGGGATTGAATGTCAAGTTCTTTAACACCAAAGAAGTCTCTTTCCATAAGATCAGAATAACCTTTGGTAAAGCATGCTTTCAATCCGGGATACTTCTTTTGGATTAGCTTTTCAATACGAATGTCTTCGACCACATTCAAGTAGGTCTTGAAACCTCTACGTGAGGAATCTTTGACACTATCATGCCAGCCATCAGGTGGGGTGTAGAGTGCATGTCCTGTTTCATGACCTAGAAGTAAGTCGTGTAGGTTATCGGACATATCTTTCCAGACAGGCAATACCATGACCCTGTTCTTAGGGTCAAAATAAGCTGTCATAGAGTTGCGATGCTGAACTGAAATGTTCTCAGTTGCGAGCAGCTTAGCTAGAATAGATTTCTGTTGAGTTGACATCTAATACTCCTGTGTGTGTTTCATTATTATAACACCTTTAGTACCAGCTGTCAAGCCCCATCTTATCCATTAGTTACGGGTTATTGCCAGAATTTTTTCAATTTGCTTTTCAATTTGGCCAACTCTATTTGGCCAGTGTATGTACTCTTTATCCGGATTCTTCATCAAATTAACCAAAAGCGGCATAATCATTTTTTCCAAACTCTGCAACTTTTGTTTGAATTCTGTATCCGCAGTACTTTTGACTTCATTTAATAATGGATCTGCTACATCTGATTCATGTACAGCAGTAAAACCAAAATCGTTATCTGTATCTAAATATTCGTTAGGTATTTTTAATGCCATATTACTTCCATTTAGGTCCTCTAACCCATCCTACTAAAGCTTTGCGAGTTCCCCTTGTAATAGGTGTAACCTTATGCAAGACATAAGATGGGAAAAAAGTTATTGTTCCTTTTTCTTTAGGTATACTATGTGGTTCTGGGCCTGCTATCAACTCAGTATTTCCTCCGTCATAATCAGAGGGGTCTGATAATTGTAGTACAAAACTAAGTTTTCTCGTAAGTGAGCCTACCTCTTCATACATATGATCTATGTGCTGGTCATAGAAGTCGCCTTTTTCATATACCGTATACTGTAATTGTTCTATGGATGTAAGATCAACATTAAACCAATCTTTATTCGCAATATTTATGATGTTTGTTAATCTTGCAAAAAGAGGAGCAGTTTCTTTACTACCATCTATCCACGCAACCTTAGTTTTTCTAATCTTGGAGTCATCTATATAGTCTTCTTTACCGCCAACTGTTGCGTTAGACAGATACAAACTATCTCCATGCATTAAAATATTTTCAAGCATATCATCAAATACGTTATTGTAATATGCATATGTATTTACTTTGTGGGTTGTTAATTCCCATGCGGTTCGGCTAGCCATAAAAGTCCTCAAACAATTCTTGAAAAATTCTGATGCTTTTCAAATTTAATGACACTTCTAAATTTGTCAAACAATTGATCGCCCTTGTGACTAATAACAAATACATTGGTTTCGTCACCTAAAGTATTTATCAGATTCATCACATAGTCTGTACCATTAATATCAAGAGATGAATCAAACACTTCATCTAGTAACAATAAATTTGTGCTAGCACAATTTTTCATCTTAGCAATTGTTCGCCAGGTAAAGAGCAATGCTAAATCAATACGTTGCTTTTCACCCTCACTAAATGATGCATAAGAAAACTCGTCACGATGTCTTGATTTAATTGTTTCATTGAATGTTTCATCTAATTCAAAATGACAAAAGAAATCCATTGCCTGCAAATACTTATTCACAAGCTTATTAACTACAGGCAAATATTGTTTGATGATCTTGGTCTTAATGCCTGTATCTTTAAGTAGAACACTTGCAATGTCTAGATAATGTTTCTCTTCAGTTATCTTTGTTTTCTCATTAGCAAGAGCAACTACTTCTTTTGCAAGTGTTTTGAGCTTGCCCTTTTCATCGTCAATATTAGTTGTGTTCTGGTCATCGGATAACAATTCCGCATTGAGCTTCTGAAGGTAAGTTTGACTGGCAATGATTCTAGTGTTGAGCTCAATGACATTGCGGTTATGTTCAGATATTTTTGTTTCGATACTAGCAATTTCATCAAGTCTTGCTTCAATTGCTGATACTTGTGCGGATAAGTCGGTAATTGCAGTTTCAATTTCCTTGATCTTTCCCGTATGTGTTTGTACTGCTGTCCCTTTAAGGGAATCGTCCAAGCCTTGATTGCATGTAGGACAAACGTCGTGGTCGTTGTAGAAATGTATATGTTCTTCCTGAGTCTTAATTCTTGAGGTAAGTTTCTTAATGAGAGTTGCCATTTCCTCACGCTTGTTACGTTTCTCACCTGCATCCTGTATAGAGGATTGTAGGTTGGCGATAGTACTTTGTTCGACCCCGACAGAATTAGACAATTGTGTAATTTCTGCAGACGTTTCAGATATTCGTTTTTGTACATCATCTACCTTTTTCTGTTTATCAGTTTCAAGGGTTGCAATATATTGTTGCTGCAATTTAACTTTAGTTTTACCTAGCTCTATGTTATTGTTTATTTCAGTAACCTTTGCTTTAAGCTCAGTGTGTTTATCCTTCAACACACTATTCATAACAGTAAAGATTTGAATATCTAGAATGTCCTCAATAATCTCTCGTCTATGACCCAATGGCAATTGCATAAAAGGAGTGAATGATGCACTACCTAGAATTACAATTTGAGTAAATGATTTATAGTTGAGCTTTAGAATACTATCTTCAAGATATTTTTGATAGTCTTTAGCCGCAGCATCCTGATTCATCAGAACACCGTTAGCATATATCTCAAAAATACCAGGCTTAATGCCTCGTATAATCTTATAGTCTTTTTGTCCGATAGAAAATTCAATATGTACTTCTAAGCCTTTGCCGTTAATGCTGTTCATCAACTGAGGCTTGTTTATGCTTCTAAATGGCTTGTTGAATAGAACAAAACATATCGCATCAAGTACAGTACTTTTACCTGCACCGTTTTCCCCCACAATTAAAGTGGTAGTTGTTTTATCTAATTTTACCTCAGTAAATTGACCACCGGTAGATAGAAAGTTCTTCCATTTAATATTGTTAAATCTTATCATGCTTCCTCGTAGTGTTGAGCCTCGACATATAGAGTTTTTAGAATTGTTTTTAATCTATCTTTATCTACATCTGTTTCTACACTATCCACATAATTAGTTAATAATGTCATTGTATCTTCTAGGTTTAAATTATCATCTATTGCCTCAGATTCAAACTCAGAAAAATCCTCAATAATTTTTAGTTCAATAGGATTGATTTTATAGATTGATTCTATAAATTTATCAAACCGATAGAAGTCTTTTTTGTTTACTACAATTACCTTAAGCAATTTGTTTGCGAAGGCATCTAAGTCTATTGTCAAAGGATCTTCTTTTTCATCATCGTAGTAATACTTCTCAAACATAGTAAACGGATTAGGAATAAATTCTAGTTCTAAAGTATTAGTATCAAAGATATGAAATCCTCGTACGTCCTCAAAGTCAGACCAGTTCATTTGGTAAGGGTTACCTAGATATTGAACATTGCCTTTGCCGTGTCTATGATGGTAATGGCCAGAACATACTAATTGAAACTTTTTAAAGTCTGTAGGATCCATACCTTCATGCGATTCTTGTCCTTTGAACATAGAGAAGCCTGCAAGTTCGAGGTGCCCAAAGCAAACAGTTGCACTGGTCTTTTTAACCAACTCCATTGATTCGGTAAAATTATCAGCACACAACCAAGGCAACACTAGAATTTTAATGTTGTCATAGTCTAACTCTTTGGGACCTTGTATTGTTCTAATACAATTATATTCGCCAAGTAAAAGATCAATTGAATTTACATCATTAGTATTCTTGAAAAATGTATCGTGATTGCCAGCAATCATTGTCATTTCCATACCTTTGTTTGCTATTACATCAAAGAAATACTGGCGACAAGATCGTAGAGAATTAAAATTTATATACTTTCTACGATCAAAGGTATCACCCAAGTGGAATATTTCTTTTATGTTTCTTTCTTCAAGAGTAGGAAAGAAAATCTCTTCATAGAATTTTTTAAAGTATGCGTCGAATTGTTGCGAATCAGATCTTGCTCCGAAATGAGTATCAGTTACTAGTGCTATTTTCATCTACATACTCCCATGTCGAATCTCCCTTTTTACGGACTGATGCAATATAGTTGTAATGGGTGGGTTGACCTGCATACCAATCATCGGGGCCAATCACTCCAAGAACATTTTTATTATGCAAGGTGTTAAAGTATATATGATATTGTCTATTATGTGTAGTGATAAAACTATATTCTGCAGAGTGCACCAATTCAGTAGCATCTACTCTATCCATCAGCTGTTTTGCTTGCTCTTGTAGAATACGAACCATTTCCATGATTCGCTCGTATTCTTGTTTAGCATGTTCTCTTGCAACATTTAAGGAAATGTCTTTTTCTTTTTCTACGGGAACAGGAGCAAAGCTTACTGCACCTACTGTTACGGGATATTCACTTACATTATGATTAATAAATGCAACATCTATTTCACCAATGGTTGCATCTTTGCTATGCCGCCCTTTGGCAATATTAGATTGAGTGTTTTTCGTTGTATCGGTCATTTAGATATTGTTCGTGCTGAACCCATTTATTTTTTCTTAAGAAACCCCAGTCACGTGTCTGAGGGCCAGGCATGAACAATGTCCAGCAATCTACGCTAGGATCAAGCTCAATACGATGATAGCTATTAGCGCCACAAGTACGAAAACTTCCTACACCTCTCCATGTAGATGTTTCCGCAATTTTCTTACCTTTACTATCAAAGATAGGTTGCCATTCCCAATAGCCACCTTTTAGAATTAGTGTGGCGTAAGGCCATGGATGATCATGCACATCATCGGGATCTGACTTAAGAAACCGATGAAGGAATATATTAAAGGGAAATTTTTTACGATCTTTAAGGAAAAGATAATATCTCTCAAGGTATGGTTCATCGTTGATCCTATCCATTACTATACGTTTACGACCTATTTTCT